GTAGCAAATGCCGTCTTGGATGGTGGCACTTTTTAAAGGAGAGAAATGGCTAGATTGCAACTGAGAAGGGGATTGAATGCCAATCTCCCTACTACGTCAATGCTCGCAGGCGAGCCGCACTTCACTACGGATCGAAACAATATCTTTGTGGCGACAGACGCAACCACAAAAGTGCCTGTCACGCCACCCGTAGATTCGCTTTCAACACTTAGTTCTATTAGTGGAGCCAGTGATTTAATCATGATCCATGACGCCTCAGAAGCTTCTGGGCAGATGGAAAAGAAGATAACCTTCAACGCCTTCAAGACAGCACTGAACATTCCTGAATCTTCCACCGATGAACTGGTTGCTGCAGTATCCGGTGGCACGGCTGGCTACATTGGCGGTACCGATGGAAGTGATGGAGTAGTCAGAGGCGATTCTTCTATTACTGTTGCCATTGATACGAGCAACGATTTTGTGACGCTATCGGTCGCCACAGTGGATGGAGGAACCTTCTAATGAAAATCATTAGAGGAAGAGAAAGGAAAACGATTGAAGCAGAAGATTTTGCAGAATTTGAAGCTGCCGGATGGGTGGCTTTGAAGCCGGAAACACCGGCATTTTCTAACAGCCAAAAGGAGAAAAAATGGCAGTTACAAAGGGAAGTTCCGGTGTCATCAAAGCCGGAAGTCAAACAATCGGAGAAGTCAAAAGCTACTCCATCGACTCCACAGCCAACACCATCGACACAACCCAACTGAGCGATTCAGCGACATCTTTTGTTGCCGGAAACACCAGTTTTTCAGGTAGTGCGGATGTCTTTTGGGACCCAGACGACACAGGCCAGCAGGCTGTAACGATTGGAAGCAGTGTCACGCTAAACCTTTATCCAGAAGGAACAGCAACGAGTTCCAAGTATTACAATGGGACTGTGATCATCACCGGAATCAGTCGCTCTGGGGCCATTGATGGAACTGTAGACGCAACCATCAGCTTCCAAGGCTCAGGCGCACTAACCGAAACCACAGCCTAAACAGGTCATGTCTGAAATTTTACAACGAGCAAAAGCTCACTACCGTGATCGCTTGGCTGCACCTCTTCAATTCGTTGAAGTGCCAGAGTGGCCTGACGACAAAGGCGAACCTACTAAAATCTTCTATCGCTCTTCCATGACGTTGAGCGAGCAACAGGAGATTCTGGCGCTAAATAGTGCTGGCAAGGTTGGCGAAGCCTTAACTGCCACCTTGATTGCCAAAGCCTTGGATGCTGAAGGCAAAAAGGTTTTCAAGGTGGTGAATCGCACTGAATTCATGCGAAGCGTTGATTCTGAGGTAATCGCCAGAATTGTGTCTTCAATGAATGCAGACGATGGTCTAACAGATGAGGAGATTGAAAAAAACTGAGAGAGTCGCCTGACCTGATGACCATCTTTGCTCTAGCTGAAACGCTTCATCAACCACTTTCAGAGGTAATGAGCTGGACACTGGACGAGGTGAAGGGTTGGGTGGCTTATTTCAACATTCAGGCTGAAAAGAGAAACCAGAAGTAATGGCAACCAATACCACGATCACGATTTCAGCCGTTGACAAAACCCAAGCGGCTTTTAATTCGGTTGATCGTTCTTTAAAAAAAGTTGAAGCAACCAGCGCAAAGGTCGCAAGAAGTGTTGGAGGACTAACCACTGCACTGAAGGCCACAGTTGCTGCTTTTGCCGTTGATCGACTAATTGAGTTTTCTGATGCTGCTGCCAACATTGAAAACCGCCTGAAGCTGGTTACTTCTACCACACAAGAACTTACCCAAGCACAATCCGCACTTTTTAAAATCAGCCAGGAAACAGGCCAATCTTTCCAATCCACGGCTGATCTTTATTCGCGCCTCGCCAGAGTCACAGGACGGTTAGGTGTTTCCACTGCTGAACTGGAAGAGGTAACACGCTCGCTAGGCAAGGCGATAGCCATTTCTGGATCTACTTCAGAATCTGCCAATGCTGCAATTATTCAGCTAGGGCAAGGTTTCGCTTCTGGTGTCCTGAGAGGCGAAGAACTCAACTCTGTGATGGAGCAAACGCCAAGAGTGGCGCAGGCTATTGCCGATGGGCTAGGCATTACGATTGGCGAACTTCGAGAATACGGCAAGCAAGGCAAGCTTTCCGCTCAGACGGTTTTTGAGGCGCTGCAGTCTCAGGCTGGAGTCCTAGAAGAAGAGTTTGCCAGGACGAACCGAACGATTGGGCAAAGCTTCACAATTTTAGAAAATTCTGGAATTCGCTTGGCTGGCATTATCAACCAAGTTGCTGGAGCCAATGAAAGTCTTGGAGGTGCTATCCGAGATGTAGCGGCTGCACTGGATGCCATTACAGAATCGGATGTTGCCTTTTACATGGACGTTCTCACGGGAACAATTGGGGCCATTGTCGATGTCTTTACGAATGTAATTGACAAAATTCAGCAGTTCATCAGTCAGGATGATGAGGTTCTGGGTTATGCTTCCATTTTTGCCAAAATCCGGCTTGGTGTTGAGTTACTGAGCGCAAGCATTCAATTCCTAACGGATCTGATTGCAGACTCTTTTATAGGCATGGCCTTCCGAGCCTTAGAGATCACATTCAAAACCATCTCTGCAGACATCAATCAGTTGATTGGCAATGTGATGCTGCTGGATGATGCCTTTGATGTTTTTGCGGCAACGGCTCAATTGATGGCAGCCAAGGCTAATCCGTTTGGAGATGTTGAAGAAGCCTTACAGAAAGTCATTGTTGCACAAGAAAAACTCTCTGAGGAAACCAAAAAGGTAGGCCAAGAATATATCACCGCAAAAGATGAAATTGCCAAAATCAAGATCATTACAGATGAAACGACAGGAGCTGCCAGCCGAGCCTTGGAGGTTTATCAGCAGAACGTCCAAACTGCACGAGACACCTACACCACCAGCCTAGCCAATTATGAGCTAGGACTTCAGCAGGAATTTGTTGAAAAGAAAAAAGCTGAATTCCTATCTGAACAAGCTGAATCCACGAAAGTTATTAAGAAATCGCAGGAAGAACTTCTGCAACTCAAGCAAAAGCAGGAAGCGGCAGAAGCAGCCTCTGTGCTTGCTGCTCTCACCTTCCAAGGCATCACTGAAAAGGTTGGAGGATTACTTGGCACACAAGGCAGTCTTCAAGAACAATTGACGGCAGCCAAGAAAGCGCAAGCCTTATTACAAGAAAGGCTTTTTGTTTTAGCCAGTTCGACAGGTGATGAGTCCTATAGGCAATTCACTTTGCTGACTTCGATCAACCGAGCTACCAAACAGCAAGTTGCATATCTTGAAGATCAAGTTTCAGCCCAACAAGCCGGATTTCTGGCCCAGGCTGAAAAGGCCAAGCAAGCATTGATTGAACAAGCCACCTATGAAAAGACGGTTGAAGAAGTCGCCAAGATCACCAAGAACCTGCAGGATCAAGAGGCAATTGACTTAGCAACAAAGGCGCTGAAAGAACAAGCCATCTATGAGGAAACAGTTCAAAAGGTTGCAAAGATTACAGAGCAGTTGCGCAACCAAGAGGCCGTTGACTTAGCGACTAAAGCCTTGGTTCGCGCCAGAAATGAAGAAAAGTCTTTAAAACTATTAGAGAGACAGTCCAAGCAAGCCAAGGACATTGCCAAAGCCTTAAATGCTCAAGAGCAACTCAAGGCCTTAAAAGCTCAGGACGATCAACTCAAGGCCCAGGCGGAATCCATTCGCCAGATCAATAATGTGCAGGCCATTGCTCTTGCCACAGCAGTAGAACTTGAACAGTTGACGCTGGAGCAGGCCACAGCCCTTGCTGCAGAGTTAGGCATTCAAAAGCAGCTCACCAAAGAAATGGATGATCGGCTTTCTCTAGCAGAAAAATACACAAAAGAAGTATTGAAAGGGGTTCGCGCAGGAGCGCAAGCCATCACTGAATCAGACACAGCGCAGGCTGTAATGGCAGCGGCTGGCCCATCTGGACAACGGGCTGCGAATGTCGCCAAGATCACAGCAGACAAGGGACTAGAGCAAGGGCTACTGGCGTTGGTTCTCAGCAACGAAAAAGTGCAAGAAGCCTTAGCGAAAGTTTTTGATGCGCTCTTTGCTTTGGTTGATCCGATTATCGACTTACTGGTTCCTGTGGTAGAAGCTTTGATTCCAGTAATCGAAGCAATGCAACCTATTTTTGAGAAACTGCAAAGGCCGATTGAAAAGCTCGCACCTTTGTTGGTAAAGCAGATTGAACTATTAGCGCCACTGATTGACGCCATCTTGTTTTTGGTGGAAGGCATTGAATCCGTTTTTGGTGCTTTTGAGAACGCCATGCAAGGCATTTTTCAGCCAATCTTGGATTCATTCAATGGTCTTGGCTCAATGTTTCAAGATCAACTGGTTGATCCATTGAAGAATGTTTTCAGCAGAATGCTGACAGGACTGCAGGAGTTTGGGGGTGCAATCCAAGGCACGTTTGAACAGGTTTTGTTGGATTTTAGAGATGCCTTTGGAAACTTGGTTGGAGGAATTGAACACGTTTTTGAACAAATCTTCTCAGGTGGAATTTTCAACTTTGTTGATTTTATACGCCAGAAGGTAATTGACATTTTCAAAGCCTTCGTACCTGGCGGAACCATTCCGCTATTACCAAATCCTTTCCATATGTTTGGTCTTGGGCCAAAGAATCTTCTGGAATTTAAGTTCGCCAAAGGTGGTTATTTGAATGGGCCAAGCCATGCCGCAGGAGGTATGCCTGCGATGGTAGGGGGCCGAATGCCAGTGGAGTTGGAAGGTGGCGAGTTTATCATTCGCAAATCTGCCGTTGATCAGTTGGGAACAAACCTTCTGAGTCTGCTTAATAGTGTCACCGATTCAGGACGCAAGAAACAGATGAATCAGTTGCTTGGGCCTGCCATGAGCTTTGGCGCAGGCGGACTTGCTCAAGGACTTTTGGCAAGCAACAAAAGCTTTGGGAAGGCTGGCTTGTCTCTCAGAGACTTGGGTTCTGTTGGGAATCTGATTGCCGATGTTGTTGGCAATTTTGGCGCAGAATTAAAGCTTGGAATTCCCAATTTGGCAGAAGGCAGGATTGGCTTTTTAGCGGCAGGCGGATTAGTCAGCGAAGGGAAAACCGCTTCACCTGTCAACTATGGTTTTGAGGCTGGCAATGATCTGCTTGGCAGAATCAAAGTTGGGTTGATGGGCCGCTTTTTCCCTCCTGCCATTGGTTTAAATGCCAGCTATTCCAAGCCTTCGTGGTGGCCTTTCGCTCAAGGCGGAAGCATTCCAACACTGAGAGGTGCAGCCATGAGCCAGAACTATCAAGCAGCGCCAAAAATTGACGTTAATATCTATGACGGCACAGGCCAGCTGATCAGTCAGTACGATTCTGCCATTCGCGTAGAAATCAAGGAGAGAGCAGCCCGATTTGGTGAATTTCCGGCTGTAGCATGAGTAACCTTTCTTTAAAAGTAACCGTCAGCGGCACAGACTACTATCTCAGTGATGAAACCTTTTTAAAAACAGATGCCAACTTTCATTATGGATTTTTACTCAGTGGGCCAAGGATCAAAAAAGGCCAAGTCAAAGGCGGATTTTATGATTTTGAAGTGGGCCAGGTGCAGATAGAAAACAGGCCACTAGATGAAAATCATCCGTTTGGTGGAAGCCGCTACACCTCCTTAATTCAGAATCTGGGAACAGCCTATCCTTTCACCTTCCAGTATGGCTTGCAGGATTATGATTGGATCACCGGAACCTTAGTCTTGGAAAAGGTGGACAGAGAGGCCTTAACCTTTTCAGTAAATGCCACAGAGTACAATGTGGATGCCACTTCTACGGTGACAGACAACTCAGGCAATACAGTAACGGCTCCCTTTGCCTATGGAGCCGTTACGCACTTTACCCCATTGATTCGCACCACCAGCAACCGCTGGCATAATCCAACCGGACTGACTTCAGGAATTACGGTTTTTGAAGATGGTGTTTCCAGAACGATCAGCGCAATTACCAGTGACTACATAGAAATCACTGGATATTCAGCAGATGCTGGCGAGGTAAGCCTGACAAGTACAAACAGCAAAACACTGGAAGACTTTTTTGATTATGTGGCAACCCAGCTTTCCTTGAGCGTTAGCACGGCAGACACCACAAGGGCCACCAATGCGAGTTCCTACGATGTAAAGATCAAAGTTAATGCTCCGATTCCTTTGCTTGAGTTGGCTTCTGATGTGGCTGCTGCCTACAACCATCAGTTTGACATTCGCCAGGATTCCAGTGGCAACTCCACACTGCACTTGATTGATCGGGCCTATGCTGGAGCCAGTATCACCAGTTACAAAGATTATGAACTACTAACGAGTAACTACACGCTTGGATTCCCTTTGGGTGGCGTTTCTTCTAGTTGGGGAATCAATGTAGTCGAAGGCGGAAGGTTGGTTGGAAAGTCTACGAGTGCCAGAAGTGCCAATAAACCCAAAGGCCGAGAGTTTTCTGTAAACGCTTATGCAGATCAGTATTCAGACATTACCAGAGTCCAAGGCCGGATTGATGCGATCAAGGATATTGAAAAACTTAGTAAGGCCAGTGTGACGATTCCAGACATCAACACCGAGATTGAGTTAGGAGATAGAATTCGATTCAGAAGGCTTCAGGACTTTCTCGAATGCACCTTGACGGTTCGCTCGATTGATTATGATTTTTCAGCGAGAACCACAGCCTTGGAAGGAGACGCAACGCTTTCAGAATTTAAGAGGGATTTCTGATGAGGATTCTATATCAAGATCGCGTTACTTCGATCAGCACTCAGGAAGGCAACCTCACCGGATTTCCCATTGCCAATGTGCAAGGGGATATTCCACGGCAAGCTTTTATTTCTTCTGGGACTACTGAAGTCATTACAGTGTCCTGCAAAGGAACAGTTGACGATCCAGTTCAGGCTTTTTTTGTTTCCAATCTGCTGGCGGACTCTGCCACTTGGGTTTTAAATTCAACAGATTCCGATTATGCCAATCCAAGCCAGATTGAAACCGGAACGCTTCGCACCACTTACGGACTAGACTCAACGCTAGGGGGAAACTCAGCAACCGGATCAACTTTTTTTGCAGATCAAGCGGCTTATCTGCCAGCTCAGTTCATCACTTTTACCAATGAGCAATCTGCCTACTGTCAGTTAGTTATCACGCTAGTGACCAGTGTAAATGTTGGCGAGAAAAATCTAGCAGGTAATGGGGCAGCTCGCTGGAATCAAGATTCTACAGTCTATGGCAGATTTGAAGACTCTGCAGGATCAGCCATCAATGTGATTGATCACGGTAGAATTTTTGTGGGTTCGCATGTCGGAACGGCTGCAGTCGCTCAAACCTATGACAGCAACACCACACTTTCCTCCAGTTCCGGTGGTGCAATTGTCATTATTAGCCCTTTGTCTGTTACCAATAACGCAGTGGTGAGAATTGAGAACGGAAGTAATGATTCTGTGGTTGAGATTACGAGCGTTACCTCTTCAGGTCAGATTCTGCAAATCACTGGAGATGGGACGGCTGCAGACAGTGTTCAGCTAGATTCAGCAATTACTGACACGAATGACTTACAAGCGATATTTAATCCGCTTCGAGTTGGAATCTTACGAGTGGGAAAGGTGTTGACGCTTCCAGATGCAAGGCCAGGAGCCACAAAAAGCCTGAATGATTATTCGGTACGCAGGCCTCAGCCCACAGGTGGCTACACCTATCAGCAAAGGCCAGTTGGTCATTCTGTAGGATTAAGTTTGGTTTTAACCAACACTCAGGCTGAAGACTTGGAAGCCGTCGCCAGAAGCTATCGCTCGAAACCAATGCCGATTCTCTGGGTGGAGGACATGCCTGCAACATTTAAGGAAAAGTCCAATGCCACAGGATTTTATTATTTGAACCCTCCGAGTTTTGGGCATATTAGCCGAGACTATCAATCCTGCGCCCTACAATTAACTGAGGTGATTTAATGGGAACAAATACTTTAAAAACTGACATTGTCTTCCCAACTACATCAGATGGTTCCCTTTCCTTGTTTGGGAACAGTTCCGGCTCTGCAACCTCCACAGGAATCACGATTGATTCTTCTGGAGTTGTCACCACCACAGGAGCCTTGGATATTGGCAATGCAACCAGCGACACGGTAACCGTCACCGCAAGATTTGATTCGGATTTGATTCCTTCAACGGACAACGCCAGAGATTTAGGCTCAGTCACCTTGGAATGGAAGGACTTGTACCTCGATGGCACAGCCTACCTAGACACCGCAGACATTGGCGTTGCCACGATAGGGACAGCAACCGCCACCACTAGCTTCAATGGTAATCTGAACAGTGATCTGATCAGCGCAGAAACCAGTGGCTCTGATGTCTTGTTTGGTGACAGCATCGACTTGCAAACCAATATCATTAAAACCAGTGCGACCAATCAAAACATAACTCTAACCCCATCCGGCACAGGTGGTGTTGTGGTGTCAGGTGGAACCAATCCAGCCAGCGTAGCACTTAATGATGAAGCGAACACCTACTCTGTCACGCTGACCGTACCAAGTTCTGCAAGCCTTGGCTCTAGCTACACGCTGACACTTCCCACTTCTGACGGATCTGTTGGACAAGTGATGATTACTGATGGATCTGGGAACCTCTCCTGGTCTACTGTCAGCGGCACAGGAACTGTCACTTCTATTGCGATTTCTGGAACTGATGGAATTGAAGTGGATTCTGGCTCACCAATTACCACATCAGGAACCATCACGCTTGGGATTGATTCAGGCGGAATCGTAACAGGCTTGGAAGCACTCAGTGGAAATAATCGCTTATCTGTTTCGGCACTAGCGGCAGATGGAGCGCAGAATCAGCAAGGATTAATTTATAATAATGCCACTGGCAATTGGGAAGCCACCAACCTTACCGATTTTGGGATGACCACTGGAAAGGGGATCGCAATGGCTTTGGTGTTCGGATAATAACTTCAGGAGTAAAATGGCTAATCCAAATATTGTAAATCTGACAGCCCTTTATGGCAAAACAGAGATGATCAACCTAACCACCACTTCTGCAACTCAAGTGGTTAGTAATGCTTCAGCTTCCGGCACAGTTTTGAAAATCAATTCCATTTATGTCGCCAATGTCGATGGCAGCAATAGCGCAGACATTACCATTTCAATGTATTCAGCCGCAGCCCTTGGAGGTACAGCTTATCCAATAGTGTCCACTGTTTCGATTCCTGCCGATTCTTCACTAGTTGTGGTGGAGCGAAATTCTGGAATTTATATCACAGAAGACCGCAGCATTGGGGCCACAGCCAGTGCTGCCAATGACTTAATGATCATCTGTAGCTATGAAGAAATTAGCTAATGGCTAGACACAACGGCAGTTTAATTGGTGCGCTGAATCGTCCAACTTCTGCAAATTTTAGCGGAATCACCACAATAAACGGTAAACGTCAGCAGGCAATGAAAAACCAAGCTGGACGGATTGGCGTTTTTGATTTTGCAGAGCGTTTATTTTTTAACAAGGGCTTGGTCTCATTGCCTGAAATGAGACAACTCAAGCAGGAAAGCAATTGGCCTACAGTGCAGTCGAGCGTTCAGTATCTTGTTGTAGCCGGAGGGGGAGGCTCTGCTTATGGTGGAGGTGGTGCTGGTGGTTTATTAGAAGGAAGTGCGTCTGTAAATATCCATGAAACTCTTACAATCGATGTTGGATCTGGGGGGCAAGGCTACAACGTAGTATCTCAGCCTAACATTGATGGAGAAAATGGTGAAAACAGCTCCATTGCTGAATTGTCCCTAACCGCAATTGGTGGTGGTGGTGGCAGCTATGGTGGCGCTGGAAGTGCTGGTGGTTCTGGTGGAGGAGGTGGATATAATTTCAGCGTTGTCTCAGGAGGCAGCGGAACCAGTGGGCAAGGCAATGCTGGTGGAAGTGGAGGCGTAGGTGTTAATGACGCCAGAACTGGTGGTGGTGGTGGCGCTGGAAGTGCTGGTGGCAATCCCAGCGCCTCAGTTATGGGTTCGGGTGGCGATGGTGTCGAATCTTCAATAACCGGATCAGCCGTATATTATGCTGGTGGGGGAGGTGGAACAGCCAGAGCAGGCTCTGGAGATACTAATGGCTCAATTGGACTTGGTGGCGGTTCTGGAAATCATGGTGGTGGTGGTCACGTTCAAGGTAGTGGTGGCGCTGGAGTTATCATTCTTCGTTATTTAACCAGCGAATTTAGAAACATAACAACAGGCTCACCATCTACCAGTACAGATGGAGATTATACGATTATCACTTTCACTGGGGATGGGAGCCTAACGATATAATGGCAACGATAAAAGTTAAACGAGGAACAAGAAGCCAAATCAACACTGCAGCTTCTGCTTCTGGCTTGAATCAAGGTGAATTGTATCTGATTACTGATGAAGATATTTTGGCTGTAGGAACTGCAGCCGCAAGCTATACAGATGTAAACTCATCAAGTGGTGGCTCTGGCAGCTCATACATCGAACACAGTTCAACGGTTTCGGATTCGCTAGCGATCAGCAGTGGCACTAATAGAATGTATATTGGCAACTCAAGTTTTAGTAGTGGTGGAGTGACGATGGGAGGCTATTTAGTGATTAGTCACGGTTATGCAAATTTTACTGGTGCTTCAGCATTAAATGTTACCGGAACCCTAAACGTGATTTAAATATGGCAGGAGAGATTCAACTAAACAGTGTTACCTTGGCTACTGAATCCGGTGGCCTTATCAGTTTTGGAGGTTCGGTTCAGGCCGTTCCGCCTACAATCCCCAACTGGTATCTTGCAGAGCAGCAAATCACAGGTGGAAATGATGTAAGTGTTGGATTTTATGCTGGTTCTGGGACTGCACTTGAAAGAACAACAGTCAATATTCCAGCGATGCAACTACGAATCAACGCCACTGTTTACACACTTGCTACGGCAACCACACTTGATGCGGATACAACAGGTTCTTGGGCCAGTAACGAAACCTCAAAGGCAACAGCAGCAAACCGCAATGGTGAGGATGTCTATGTTTATGCGGTAGAACCAAGTTCTGGAACGACTCCAAATTTTTGTTTAAGTTCAAATTCTACCTATCCCAATGGAACGGTTGGAGGTGTAACAGCAAGTGCCACAAACTCTCGCAAAATTGGCGGATTCCACTGCCTCTGTGTTGGTGTTGGAACAATTAGTGGACATTCCCTAACAGGTTATCTAGAAGGCGATATTCTACCCAGAAGCGTCTGGACACAAGCCTCTCACCGTCCAACAGCAAGTCCAGAGGGGATGGTTTATGTGGGAGACAAATTGTGGGCAGACATCTATCTAGCAAGCAATACAACAACACTGGAATCGAAATACAATCAGACAATTGTGGATGGGGCAAGCAACCCAGATTATCACTGGTATAATTTTGTAGAGAGGTTTGCGGAAATTGAAAAACGATTGCCCACGCAAGCAGAGTTTATGGCATTGGCGATTGGGAGCAATGAAGAAACGAATATCACCGGATCAGCAGACCCTGGAACGACGGGAGGTCACAGTGACACAGCTAGTCGCAGAATGATCTCAAATATCGGCTGCGAGGATTGTGCAGGGGCAATGTGGCAGTGGTCTAACGAGACGGGATCTAACGGAGCAGCAGCTAGTTGGGCAGTTCAAGACACTGCCTCCGATGGAACGACATACGATGGAGCTAATGCTATCGGTCGGGGTCAGGGATACGCAGTGCCAAATCGCGGGCGCTTGGGCGGCGATTGGAGCAATGGCGCGATATGCGGGTCGCGTGGTGTCGGGTGGTATAGTTCGCCTTTGGCTCTCGACGACGGCCTCGGGTCGCGCGGAGTGAGTGCAAGTCTGTACTAATTTTAAAAAGGAAATATGCGAGGGATTCCAAAGCATTTAAATAGCAAATTTGATTACGAATACAGTAAAAATCAAAACCTGTCAGGTTGGGAAGCTCAGTACCAAGCGCTCTTAGATACCAGACAAAACTGGTTCAAAACAGGAGACTTAGCGCCAGAAGATGCAGGGATTACAGACGCTACCCACCGAGTCAGAACCGAAACGGATCTGGATGGTGCTACCATCAAATTCCAGCAAGAACTTCAGGAAGATCCCAACTGTAAACTATTTCGTTTAGGGTTCACCCAAGCTGAAGTCGAGTCAGCTTTAACCGTTTAACAAGGCCGAGCATGAAACTAATGCTTCTACTCCCACTCGCACTGTTTGCCTGCTCAGACTGGCCTACAAAGGACTCTCAAGAAAACGAGCAGAATCCGATAGAAATCAATATTGAGGTTCAGAACACACTAAACGACCCTGCAGATAATGATACCCAGAATGTGGACGTTGATTCAAACAGTGACTCGCAAAGCGATTCCAGCAGTGACAGTGATTCCAACAGTGAGGCAACCATTGATAACAGTACGGGATTGATTTACTACGAATTTCAAATGATTAACTAAGGCCGAGCAATGCCAGCAGAACCCAATTCCATGATTCAGTTAGTCCAAGACTTAGGCTTTGGGATGGCTTCTCTTACCTTCAGCGCTTGGCTGATTGTGTTTCTTCTAAGAGGTTTTGAAAAGGAGCGAAATATTTGGCTAACTAAGGACTCTGAAAGCGATATTCGCGTCAGCGAGCTATTACGGGAAAATTCACAACTTCAGCAGGCCACCACAGAAAAGCTCGCGAACCTTCAGGCCGCGCAGTCTCAGCAGCTTTTAGCAGTTCACGAAAAACTCAACACTACTTTGACGAACATGACCGTTGCCATTAGCGAGCTAAGTCAAAAAATGGATAATCTAAAAAAATGAAAACGATTCTCGCAGGCTTGGCTTTGCTGCTCGCGACATCAGCATTTGCTCTTCCTGTCGAGTACAAGACTTTGCACCTTGTTTCATGGGCTTATCAATGCTCACTTCGTTTGGCTCCCACCTATCAGATGCAAGGAATGACTTCAAATCTCGCCATGCAATCCGCCATTCAGTTGTGTTCTTGCGTGATTGACCATTATCGCGAAAATCACAGATATGTCGACCTTCAGCTTATGTCGTTACCTCAACGAGAAGCTTTTGGCGAAATGTACAGTCAAGAGTGTATTGATTACCCAGAAAAGGAGACTTGATGGCTTACGTTGATCATTCTGAGCATTTCTCACGCGACGAGCTGAAGTGCAAGTTTACTGGTGAATGTGGCATGTCCGAAGTCTTTTTGACGAAGTTGGAAACCTTGCGTCAGCATTATGGCAAACCTATCAGACTGACTTCAGCGTATCGTTCAGTTGAGCATCCGGTTGAAAGAGCGAAAAACAAAAACGGTTCAAAACCAAGCGGATATCATGTATTAGGACGAGCAGTGGACATAGCCTGCTGGAATGCAGATGGGGCAAGGCTCTTAGAAATTGGAATTCAGATGGGCTTGTTCGGTGGGTATGGCTTCAGTTTCACAGGCAGTCAAAGATTTCTGCATGTAGACGATAGAGAAGACGGTTTAATGATTTGGAGTTATTAAATGGAAATCTTTTTTGAATATTTCAATTCTGCTGTAGAATCCGGTGGCGTTGAGCTAATCTTAACAGCAGTAGGGTTGCCAATGGCAGCGGCAGGTGTGGGCGTTTATCGCAGAATGAGGAAGGCAAAGAAAATAAAAGAGGCAATCACTGGCGGATAGGCAAAACCGCCACTTAACGGAGGTGTCACAAATCGGTTGGAAGTGGCTCCCCAAGCTGGACTCGAACCAGCGACCCAATGATTAACAGTCACCTTAGTTCTTTCGGCTGTAGGCTAGACGAATGCTGGGCTTGCGGCTTTCGGTTTTTTTCTTTGAAACAGTGTTTTGTGGCGAGTTTCCTAGTTTATTGACGAGATCGACTTGCTGCAAATGGTCACTATTTAAATAAGACATGGTTGTTTGAATCGACTGATGGCGCAATAGTTTTTGAACCTGAACAGGATTTGAACTTTCACCTGACAATAGTTCAGTCGCAACTGTACTTCTAAACGAGTGCAGCGGTTTCGCGTTTTCTATTCCTACCTTCTGCAAAGCCTTTCGCATACTCTTGGTCAAATCACCTAGCGAACTATAAAGAGGGGTACCTCTGCCGTTGTCCAAAACAAACTTTTCGCCTTGAATATCCTGCGCCTGAATAAATTCTTTTAAATCTTCAGCTATTGGGACGATTGCGTCTTTTCTACCTTTGACTTTCCAATCCTTTGTTGAGCGCAGTTCAATTCGGTCTGGATAAACATTGTCCCATTTCAGCGCCAGCAGCTCACCACCACGCATTCCGGTATAGCGCAAAAACCACCAGGCACGAAGCAGCACCAGAAACCGTCTTCGTTTGGTTTCGTTCCAGCCTTGTTCTAGGTGTTGCCGCAAATCTTCGAGTTGTTG